AATTTTAATTAAATTTTGATCTGTTTCTTCGTATCTAACATCTAATTCTTCAGCTTCATAATCTACCCACTGTTTAGATTTAAGTTCAGGTTTTCCAGGACCTATGTATAATACTTTAGGTATTTTTGCTTTAGGAGGTTGAACTAAATAATTATAATAACTTAAAGTCTGGTTGATAAATTCAAACCACGACGGGTTTTCTTTGTAAATTTTTTCAGCAAAATGACCATCAGCAGCATAATCCCCTATAAATTCATACTGATTAAAAACATTATAGTGGATTAACATTTGAGCCATATCAATCCCTTGATATCGAGTGTTTTCGGGAGAGGCCACTCTATATTCTAAACCTGTAAAATCTTTTTTATCTACAAACTGGTCTACAACATAAATTTGAGAATCTTTAACTAATTGAGACATTATAGGGATAAAATCAGGATGTAAGATATTATCATCATCTAAATAATAAATGTATCCTTCTTTTATAGTTTTAACAACTTGCATAGATTGAGGGTAAAGTAAATCACCTTCTTTACCTTCTATAAAATGAAATATTGTTTTATTAGTTTGCAAAGTTTTTAATAACTCAAACTCAATATCTTTTAGTACTGAAGTATCAAATAAAATATGCCAAGTTACATCTATCTCAGGATATTGAAATACTGAGTCTTTGATAGTAAGTAAATGTTGTAATCTAGTGCAACGTGTAATAACGTGGAGTTTCATTACTTGAATTTAGTATTAAGTTCTTCTATAGTCATTTGAGGATTTTCTATTCCTTCTCGAGCGGCATTAAATCTAATTTCATTATACTCGGGGGCATCAGTATAACCTTTACTATACATTTCTCTTAACCAAGTCTCATATTTAGTTTGGTGTTGAGCAAAATAAGTAAAATTATTATCTTTACTACACATTGAACACCAGTATTTATTAGGATAAATTAAACCATACTTACAGCTTCCACAGCCATTAGGTTCCATATTATCCCAATCAATACCATAATGCCATCCATCTCCATGTACAAAAATTCCAAAACCTAAGTAAACTGAGTTTAATTGATATCCTTTAGGTTCGGCTATTATTTCTGCTTGTCCCCACTCTGGGTTGCCTTTTACTTCTAAAGAATTACCATCTTCTTTAAAAAATTCATCTAATGGAAAAATTCCTTTATCAAAAAAATGTTGTGTTCTTCTAATAACAGGATTATTAGTATATTTTTTATGTTTTAGATGAATAAAATTACCGTTAACTTCTAATACATTTTCAGGAGTAATCCAATATCCATAACCATACATTCTATCATCCGTGTCATGGATATATTTTCTAAGAACAATTTGGCTTACTTCTTGTTTAGAATCAAGATAATCTAGACATTCTTGAATCCAATCTTTTGATAATCCTGAGAATTTAGTGTTAACCGAATACCAGTCACCTTCTAGAAAAAGAGTATATTCGTAATCTTGGGTTTCTTGGTTAAGTAAATTAATACCCCCGCCAACTCCTAAATTTTTTTCAGATAATATAAATTTAAAATGTATTTTATTTTGGTATAAATCCGTTAATTCTTGTATTACTTGGCCCCAACTATCATCGTACCCATTTATAAGAACAAACCAATCAAAAGCCGGATATGAACTATTTTCTACTAAAAGTTTTACAGTATTTTTTAGTAGATTTTTTCTAGGTTCTATATTATGTGTTAAAGTAGAAATACAAAATCTTTTCATAATCTTTTATTATCTTAAAGGAGAACCTCCAGACCAAAGTACTAATGATTTTCTAGTGCCTTTAGTAACTGCTGTTACACGATGAAGCATATAAGAAGGGAATACAATTACACTACCAAAATTACGAGGAGCATTTTCAACCCATTGACTTCTCATAAATTGAAGATCCCCTCCTTCATATTCATCTGGATGTGATAATTGCATAGTAATAGAAACTTTTCTCATACTAAGATACTGGTGACCCATATCCATATGCCAGTCATAATGGCCTCCTCCTTCTTGATATTCTGTATATTGAATATGTTCAGGCATTGTATGAAGGTCAAAATTCCAATATTTTTCATTACCTCTTATGATAGCTTGTTGTAATCTTTCATATAACCAATCAAATTGAGAATAATGATCATAACGAAGCCATTTTATACGAGATTTCCTAACTTCATTTTCAACGGTTTTATCAGCTGAGATTGTGGCAGTTTCATAGGGTACATCTTGGTGGTTTTCTAAAATCCAAGACATTTCATCTTCAGTGAATAAATCCATTTCATGATAATACATTGTGGGATCACCACTTCTTCTTAAAGGAAAGCTTAAAAATTTTTCCATAAACTAAAATTTTATATTTAATATTGTTTTTAAGTATTTTTTATAGATTCATTAAGTTTTTCTAAATCAAATATTTCTAACACATTGTCATAAGGACATTGAATAGCTTCACCATCAAAACTATAATCAAATAAATATGAACCTATTAATTTTGGTTTATATTTTGGTGGGTTAGCTTTAATATTAGAATGTAAATCATACCCAAATACTTCAGGAGAAGTACCTATCCAAAGAACAGTTGAAGGTAAGTTTAGGGCTGCGGCCGCATGTTGTAAAGAAGAGTCAATTAATACTCTTTTTTGAGAAGCCGCTAAGACTGTAATTAATTCAAAATTGGAAAGGGGTTGGTAAATAGCTTCAGCTCCAGGTAAAGCCTCTTTTTCATTTCTGCAAATTTGAATTATATGGTAATCTTTAGAATATTGATTTATAATAACTGAAGCTAAGGCTGGGGGCATATCTCTAGTCCAACTATATAATTGGTTATCTGATAAGGGTCCTCCGTTAGTTTGAATAACCATTACAGGTTTTTCACGTTGCCAGTGTATTGTATTTCTTTGTTGTACTAAATTTAATAGAAGAACTGGGGTTTGGTTTTCATATTCTAAATCTAATAGTTCACACCAACTCTTAATAATGTGTTGTTCTTTTTGGATATGCCCATTTTGGAAATATCCTTCATGACGAAATACTAGTGTATCTTTATCCTCAATATAGTCCTGATAAAAGTAAGGAGTATTTCCTACAGGATATACTCTTTCAACATCAGGAAAATTTAAAAAGATTTCTGGATAAGAAGCAACTATTATTATTTTTCTATCTGGGTATTTCTTTTTAATAGAAGCGATTAATGAGGTAGCGGCTATATTTTTGCCTAACCCACCTTCAATATGCCAAACTAAGTATTTGTCTTTTCCTTTGTAACCTGCTTTCATATTTTATAATCAAATGCTTCATAAAACCATTGATAGTTGTCTGTGACCATTTGACAACCAGAAGGGCCTAAAATTTCTCTAAAGTCTTCTTTGACTGGGGATACTTTGGATTTAATTTTATGATCTCCAAATACACCCCAAATTTTATCATCTTCATGAGTAATTTGTTCTACGTTATTAAAGTTATGTTTATAGTAAGGTAGTTCTAAGTACTCATAAATTTTTCTTAGTTCTCTATCAGGGTTAGTTGTTAAATCTTCAAAACGAATAAATAAGATGTTTTCATGGGTTCCATCTAAAAGAACCTGGTAGATTCGGTCCATTACAGGACCAATAGGTACATTATTTGACCAGTAAACTATTCTTTTATCAGTAGTCGTTCCCGCAAGATCAGCCCAATTAGCTATTCCATGATCTAGTTGGGGATTAGCTCTGTATTTCTTTTCCATAGAAGCATAAACTGCTCTAGGATCTCTAATCATAGAAATTATTTTGGGATGTTCATCATAAAACTTAACAAAGTTATGTTCCCCGGTCCATCCTCTACATTTATCTATTACATAAGGTCTATCTGTAATAGCATTAAAATAACCATAAACTGCCCCTTTACAATAACCTTTCCAAGCTTTTTCCATAGTTTGAGCATCTTGGGCTTTAACTTCTGGGCTTGTTGAATAAATGATTCTAGAGTTGTGTAAAAAATCAAATAACCCAGATGTAGGGGTAACATACAAATCTGGATTTTGTCCTAGAATATTTTGAATAAGTGTAGAACCAGCTCTAGGCATAGAGCTATTATACATAACTTTTTTTACCATAATTTTAACCTATATAATTTTCTCCAGCTACAATAGCGTCATTAATTGTTGTAAATTGATCAATGTTTAGTGTGTCTGTAAACCATGTTTGAGACATAAGTCTTTTAAGATGACCTACGTTTCGGATAACGTAAGTTTTTCTTTCAAAAACATTAGCACTAGATAGTCTTTCATCAGATTGATCAATTACACCCGTAACTAATTTATCAATTAGAGAGGCTACAGTTAAAGCATTAGTTATAGAAATTGCGATTTTGTCTGACATATGATTATGTTTTTAATTAATGTATGAAACTAAATATTAAATTCCAACTTTAAGTTTTAAAGCTTGTGTTTTTTTATCAAGCTCTTGAATAGCTTTGGTTAATGGAGCTATAAATTCGGCATAAGTTAAACGATAAGCGTCTTGGCTTTCTGTATAACCCAAAGCTGAGAAGTCCGTTATGTTTAGTTCTTCAAGTACTTGTTTTACTTCTTGGGCTATAAATCCGTAATCTTTTGAATCTACAGCTAAAGTACCATCTTTTTGCCCATATTCAAAATTACATTCTTCAACATATCTTTGTCTATTATCGGGATTAAAAGATACAGGTCTTAATTTTTTAATAAATTGTAAACCTGTAACACCAGTTAAAGGTTGAATATCTGTTTTATCTCGGGCATCCGAGAAGTAAGACCACCCACCCCACGTACAATTATCTAAGTTATTACCAGACCCACCCCAAACCATATGGCAGTTTCCTGAAACTGAGTTATTAGAAGCTATTACTACAGTTCGGTTTAAGTTAGAAGAATATGCTGAGTATCGGCCTAGTGCTACATTTTGCACACCGCTTGTATTACATCTACCAGATCTAAACCCAACAAAAGTATTTTCAGTACCGCTGGTATTACATCCTGCATCTACTCCAATAAAGGTAGCGTTGTCAGCATTAGAAGATCTACCGGCATTAACTCCTAATGCTACACTTTGAACATGAGATGAACCACCATCAAAAGCAAAAGATCCTATAGCTACATTATGTCTACCACTAGTACCTGAACGTTGAGCTCTTTGACCTACTGCAGTACTTTGGTAACGGTTACCTGATCCATTAAAAGCACAGAAACCTATACCTACATTACTTACATTATAGTTAAATTCTCCAGCTCTAGCTCCTGCAAAACTACTGTAACTAGTATTATTTATTCCTGATCGGTACCCTACTAAAGTTCCGACGTTGTTAGTACTGTTACCGGCATACCTACCGAAGGCTGCTGTATAGTTTTGGTTTCCGGCTGTTCTTCCAAAACGGAAACCATTAACTGTGGACTGTTGTAAAGTTGCCATATTATTTTGCTAATGCTTCTAAAGTTTCTAATCTTTGAGAGGTTTGTTGAACTGCTTTAACAAGAGGTGCTATCATATCAGCATACCTTAATCTATAAGCGTCTTTTTCTTCATCATATCTAAGAGCATCAAAATTAGTGTTAAGATTTTCTATTACTTGTTTCATTTGTTGAGCTATAAAACCATATGCTTTTTTAGGGCTAGCTAAAGAACTATCTTTAGTACCATATTCATATCCACATTTTTTAACATATCCATCTCTATTATCCCAATTAAAAGATACAGTATCTAAACTACGAATAAAATCAAGTCCTAATTTTTCATCTAAATCTTGAATATTAGTTTTATCTCTGCAATCTGATACGTTAGTCCAAGCAGCTGCTACACCATTATAGTTTGTTGTACTATTACCAAAAGCTGTATGACCACTAGTATTAGATGAGGATGAACTACTCCCAATAGCAATCATACAAGTTGTTGTGGTAGCGTTACCTGCTTTACATCCTACAAATATATGACATCCTCCAGTAGTTACATTACAGCCTGCTGCGAATCCTATAGTCACATTAAGGTTACTTGTAGCTTGTTTTAAAGCAAAAGCTCCAATTCCTACATTACAGCTTCCACCTTGCATATTACAACCAGCAAAAGCTCCAAATAGTACATTAGATACTCCAGTTGTTACATTACAACCAGCAAAAGCACCTACCATAGTATTAGAACCACCTGTTGTATTTCTAGCTGCCATATATCCAACAGCTGTAAGATTATTATCTGTCATAGCACAACCTGCGAAAGCTCCTACAGCAGTATTACATACTCCAGATACATTACATCTTAGAGCCATAGCTCCAATAGCTGTATTACGGTTACCTGAAGTATTAGCTCTTAGAGCATTCCAGCCAATAGCAGTATTACTATAACCTGTACTATTAGAAGCTAAAGCACAATACCCAAAAGCTGTATTAGTGATACAGCCGTTCCCGCCTCTTGAGGCGCGGACTCCGCTAGCTTGAGCATAACTTGCAAATGTAGCCATATTAAGAGTTTAATTGAGTTTCTATTAGATCTAAATCGTTGTTAATTTCTTGTAGAGCTTTAGTTAAAGAAGCTAACATATCAAGATAATTTACAGTATATTGGTCTCTAAAAGTATCATAAGTTACAGCATCAAATTTTTGTCCTAAAGATTTAGCTGCAAATTCTACTTCTTGAGCTAAGAAACCATAGTGGGTTTTATCTTGTTTTAAAGTACCATCTTTAACACCATATTCAAATCCACAACAGTTTACATACCTTTCTCTGTTATCCCATTTATATTTGATAGGATTAAGTTTACGTACAAAGTTAAGACCTAAATTAGTTAAAGGTTGAATATTAGTTTTGTCTCTACAATCTGAAGCATTAGTCCAAGTACGATATACACAGTTACAAATATTGTTTTGATATCTTCCTATTGAAGATTGGTTATTTACGGCATACCCATTATGTTGATAAGCATACCACCCAACATGAGTATTATTATAAGCTCCTCCTAAAAATCGACCTGTATAGTGACCTACTAAAGTTGTATCAGCACCTGTTGTATTGTATCGGCCTGTTTGAGGAGATACAGTAGTTAATGCTCCTGTATATCCGAATTCTTGGGACCTAAATCCAACAGATGTATTGTAAGTTGCATTACTAACACCTGCTCTATGACCTACTGAAACAGCATAGTTGCCACTATAATAACCTGCCTGGAAGCCAATAGTTACAGTACAGTGGTCAGCATATCTACCGGCTTGGGCTCCAATATGAACCCCTCCAGCATACCCACCTACGTTAAATCCCGCTAATCTACCAATGCCGGTGTTTTTAGAGTTATTTGAAGCAGCGATTGCATCGGCACCAAAGGCGGTGTTATACGCTCCTGAAGTTTTTGATTCAAGAGTTCTAAAACCAAACCCTGTGTTATAGCCACCGCTACTAATACTAACTAAAGAGCTTATACCAAAAGTAGTATTAGTAGATACACAACTATTACCTCTACCAAATCTTAAACTATTAACTGAAGATGCCTGTAAAATTGCCATATTACTTTCCTTCTAATTTTCTTAGACGTTCATCAAGTTCTTTTATAGCTTCTACTAAAATTGCTGTTATACGCTGGTATTGTAAACCATCTACTTCACCATCTTTTAGCTTAACTAATTCTGGGAATACTGAATATACTTCATCAGCTATGAAACCAATTTGTCTTGATTCATCATCTTTGCGAGTAAAGTATACACCTTGTATTCCACGCAAACCTTCTAATGAACTAGTAATTGGGGTAATATCTTTTTTATACTTTAAAGCTGAAAATTCATTTAAAGTATTTACACTTAAAGTGGTACCATCAAATGTTAGGTTACTACTACCAGTTGTAGTACCACCAGAGTTTCTATAAAGTACTTGGTTGGCTGAACCACCTACAGGTCCTGGGGGTCCTGTTGGTCCTGGAGGTCCTGGGGGTCCTGCTATGTTTGAAGGAGGTCCTGTTGGTCCTGGAGGTCCTGGTACGTTTGAAGGTGTTCCTGGAGGTCCTGGAGGTCCTGGAGGTCCTGCCACATTTGAAGGAGGTCCTGTTGGTCCTGGAGGTCCTGGGGGTCCTGCCACATTTGAAGGTGTTCCTGGAGGTCCTGGGGGTCCTGGAGGTCCTGCCACATTTGAAGGTGTTCCTGGAGGTCCTGTTGGTCCTGGAGGTCCTGCCACATTTGAAGGAGGTCCTGTTGGTCCTGGAGGTCCTGGAACGTTTGAAGGAGCACCGGTTGGACCTGGAGGTCCTGGGGGGCCTGCGATAGTGTTAAATGATACTTTTTTAGTTGTAGTATTATATGTAAGAGCTACAGTTGAACCATCATTGGTTAGGTTATCCATGAATACTTGTGAACCTGAAACTCTTAAAGCTTCAGCACCATAAGTACCCATTAATACTCTGTTATCAGAGAATACCTCTAGAATTGGTAGACCTGAAATATTGTTAACTGAAAATAATGAACCTGATAAACTATCGGTTACAGTAAATAATCTACCTACTGAACCATCAACTGAGAATATTGTTGAACCTGAACCCGATACTTGAAGGTAACTACCATTAAATCTTAGGTTAGATTCACCATTTACAGTATTAGCAGTACCAGTAGCTGTAATTAAGAAATTATCAGTATTATTATTAATAGTAGCAAAAGGTCCAGTAGGTCCTTGAGCACCTTGAGGTCCTATTATGTTTGAAGGAGGTCCGGTTGGTCCTGGAGGGCCTGGAACGTTTGAAGGTGCTCCTGGTATTCCTTGGTTACCTTGGTTTCCTTGGTTTCCCTGTGGTCCTTGGTTTCCTTGTGGTCCTGGAACGCCTGGAGGTCCTGGAGGTCCTGCCACATTTGAAGGTGTTCCTGGAGGTCCTGGAGGTCCTGGTACGTTTGAAGGAGGTCCTGTTGGTCCTGGGGGGCCTGGTACGTTTGAAGGTGTTCCTGGAGGTCCTGTTGGTCCTGGTACGTTTGAAGGAGGTCCTGTTGGTCCTGGGGGACCTGGAACGTTTGAAGGTGCTCCTGATATTCCTTGGTTACCTTGGTTTCCTTGGTTTCCTTGTGGACCTTGCGCTCCTGTTAAACCTTGGTTACCTTGTGGGCCCTGTGCTCCTTGAACACCTTGGTTACCTTGTGGACCTTGCGCTCCTGTTAATCCCTGATTTCCTTGTGGACCTTGCGCTCCTGTTAAACCTTGGTTACCTTGTGGACCTTGTGCTCCGGTTAAACCTTGGTTACCTTGTGGACCTTGTGCACCAGTTATACCTTGGTTGCCTTGAGTACCTTGAGCTCCTTGGGCACCTGTAGCGCCCTGATTTCCTTGGTTGCCTTGGTTACCTTGTACACCTTGGGCACCTGTAGCGCCCTGATTTCCTTGGTTACCTTGGTTGCCTTGTACACCTTGGGCACCTGTAGCGCCTTGATTACCCTGGTTACCCTGTGGACCCTGGGTACCTGTAGCGCCTTGGTTGCCCTGATTGCCTTGGGCACCTGTTACGCCCTGATTACCTTGTGGACCTTGAGCACCTGTAGCGCCCTGATTTCCTTGGTTGCCTTGGTTGCCTTGAGGACCTTGTGGGCCCTGATCTCCTTTATCACCTGTAGTTACAAATGATACAATTATATCTTCAAGATTTGTGAATGGGGATGTAGCAGAAGAGGCTTGGTTAGTGATATCAATAGTCCACCAACCTGTATTATCTGTTAGGTTGGAGATCTGGAATAAAAGGAATTGAGTAGCATCAATACGATTAGCCATTCTAACGTAACCCTTAATTAAGGATGTTACGTTATCGATAGTTTGCATGAATGTGGAAATATCATTTCCATTATCATCCAAATCATCAATATACATCTGTGTAGATGCATTTTCACTAGAATTATTTAATCGTACTTTACCTAAACCAGGATCACCTGAAGTGGTAGAAGAGTCAAAAGTGTAATCAAAAGTAGCACCCCCGAATGAACCATCATTACCTTGTGGTCCTTGGTTACCTTGGTTACCTTGTGGGCCCTGAACCCCTTGATTTCCTTGATTACCTTGGGTTCCTTGTGGACCCTGTGCTCCTTGAACACCTTGGTTACCTTGGTTACCTTGATTACCTTGAACACCTTGAGCACCTGTTAAACCCTGATTACCTTGATTACCTTGGTTACCTTGGTTACCTTGGGCTCCTGTAGCACCTTGGTTGCCTTGGTTACCTTGAGGACCTTGTGCCCCAGTTGCACCTTGGTTACCCTGGGTTCCTTGAACACCTTGGTTACCTTGGTTACCCTGTGGACCTTGTGCTCCGGTAGCACCTTGATTGCCTTGATTTCCTTGTGCTCCTGTAGCACCTTGATTTCCTTGATTGCCTTGATTGCCTTGAGTACCTTGAGCTCCTTGGGCTCCTGTAGCACCTTGATTACCCTGATTACCTTGATTACCTTGAGTACCTTGTGTACCCTGGGTACCTTGAACACCTTGGTTTCCTTGAGCACCCTGAGCACCTGCTATACCAGAAACAGTAATTATATTACCACCTGAGTCAGTTGCTAAATATGCAGCTGCGGTTCCTGGGAATGATGATGTACTGCTATATGCTGGTAGTGACATTTGCAAGGTATGCATGTTCCAACTAGCAACTTCGCCAGTACTACCAGTATTTGTACCTTTAAGTATTCTGAGTCTGTTTTGATAGAGGTCAATGAACGAAGCAGATGTATATGTTCCACCTGAGGCATTAAGACCTAGCTGTCCTCCTTCTCCTGCTGTATCTCTAGCTCCTAAAGTTAAAGTATTTTCACTAGTTCCTAAAGAACTAGTTCCAATTGCTGCTGAGCCGGTAATTAAAGTACTACCAGATACTATTAAGCCATTTTTGACTACAAATTCATTTGCCATATTATGTTCTGTTTTTCACTGTCCAAACAGGGTGTTGTTGTATTGTTATAAATATTAACTCTGAGCAGGATTGTAATATATAGTTAAAGTATAGTTTATAGTGTAAAACCAATCATTATTAGTTATAGCTACTAATTGGTTTGATGTACCATTAGTATCTTGTACTATACTAAATTGTAAACCCGCTGTACTTAATCCTTGATCTATTAAATCTAAAGTGGTTGTTTCGTTAATTTGGAATCCTTTAGTAATACCGGCACCACTATTAGCATTCCTTAAAATACCTTTTACTACACCGGCTCTACCAGCCTGTAGAACACTACTACCAACATAAGCAATGTAATCAAATGTAAATCCAGCTACTTTTGGAGCTGGTAATTGAGCTATAGTAGTAGTAGCATTTGTTGGGGCACTAATAGCATTATAAATAACATCTACAAGTCTACCAGGAGTAGGTCCTGTGACTGAACCCGAAACTGAAATAAATGGTATATCACCGCCTGAGTTTACAATTTGTAAACTATTAGCTGCTGATCCTGTAAAGGTAACACTTGTGTTAGTGATGCTACCTTGTGTAGTTACTTGTTGTAAAGTGGGAGTATATGATGCTGTGGCTACATAAGAAGCTGTAAGAGCTTGGGTAGCATAAGATGCAGTACCTAAAAATGAACCTACAAATGATCCTGTGAATGAAGATGCTGTAACATTAGTTGTTACATTTAAAGAATTTAGGGCAGCATCTGACCCGGATAGTATGACTTTTTTCCAACTTGGCATATTTCAATTTTATTATGGTTGGTTACAGGTAGTGCCTGTCCACTTCCCTTGCGGGCCTATAATATGTCAATAAATATGGATAAAGGTACTACTTATTTACTATCTCAGCAAGTTCTCTATCGCGCTTCTCTATTTCTTTTTGTAAGGCAATTTCTACCTTTTCTTGTAAAGCAACCATTTTTCTGGCACTAGCTCCTGTAATTGTTACAAAATCTAGTCCTTGTCTTAAAACTGTTAATTCTTCTATCGAAAACATTTTTCTCATTTATTAATTTTAGTATAGTGGTCTTGCAGCTTATAAACTGTCTTATAAACTATCTCAATCATATCTCCTTTAAAAGTAGAATTTTTAACTAAGGTTAAAAGGAATTCTATTTCTTGTTTTGAGAGTTCTACTCCCTTATTATTGGAAACAGAAGCCCCTCCAGGTATTTCTCCTGAAGGGGTCTGTACGTTACCGGCATTAAAACCCATAAGTAATTTTTTTAAAAATTTTAACAAAACTATTAAACAATGTTATTAAGAGTAAATGTAAATGTCTTCACTATCATCAATAAAGATATTACCTTTCTTTTGATATCTACCTGGTACTAATGTTGGATCATTTAAACTAGCTGAAAAGTAAGCTACAGCCATGAACGCGTGTGGAGTAAATGCAGGTTGATCTGCTGAGAATGACCCGGTTACTGCCCATCTTTCATCAGCAGCATCCCATGCGAATAATTCACCAACGTTTTGAGTAGCTTGTTGAACTACAAAACCACCATCACCAGTTGTATTAGAACCTGAGGCTAATAAAATAAAGCGGTCAGCTACTTCTAAGTTAGTAGTGTTTTGGAATGAAGCAGTACCTAATACTGTTAAGTTATTATTAACTGTTAAATTGTTACCTATAGTTACATTATTAGGTAAACCAATTGTTAAAGCATTAGTACCAACAGCAACTTCAATCTCATTATTAGTACCATTAACTGTTAAGGTTTCACCCAAAGATACTGGATCTGGACCTCCTGAACCGTTTGTACCTGCTGCTAATGTAATTGTTGAGTTAACTAACATCGCGTTAGTTACACCTGACTGAGAAATTGCTACAGATTGAGCAACGCTACCACTATAAGTGAATGGGACAATACCAGCACCTGCTGTTAATGGTTGTAATACAATACCTGAGGCAGGTACTCCTGTTAAACCTGAACCATCACCTTGGAAAGAACCACTAAATGAACCTGAAAGTCTTGAAGAGGCTCCTGTTAATTGAATTGAAGAAGCGCCACTAATTACAGTACCATTATCTGTAAGAGTTGAATCAACAAACTTACCAGCAGCACTATCCCATTTAGTTATAATATTATTAGTTAATTGAGCAGCTCCAGAAACAGCAACTGTAGCTGTAGTAGCACCATCATAAGTAAAGGTTGAAATACCTGTTCCAGCAGTTAAGTCAGGTAAGTTTGTAGTACCAACAAATGAACCACTAAATGAACCCGTAGCAACTACGTTAGTTAAAGTTAAATCAGCTACTGAGGTTGTTGTAGCACCTAAAGTTAAGGTAGTAGAACCAAGAGTTGTAGTTGAGTTAACTAAAGTACCGCTTAATACACCTGTACCTTGATCATAAGTTAAATCAATGCCTGAGGCTCCTGTGGTGTCTACAACACTAATAGTTTTTCTTGAACCTGAAATAAAGTGAGCTGAACCTGTGTTTAAAACAACACTAGCAGATGCTTGACCTACATAGTTAAAGCTTTCAATACCTAAACCGCCTGAAATTGGGGCTAATACAATGCCTGTTGCAGGTACTCCTGTTAAACCACTACCGTTACCCTGGAAAGAGCCACTGAAAGAACCTGAGCCAGCAGTAACGTTTAACGTTGTAATGCTAGCGGCACTAGCTGTAATGTTTAATAGTTCGGCTGCTGATCCCGATACTATAACTTTTTTCCATGTTGCCATATTCTATAGAATAGTTTTATTGTTGATTTATTATAAATATGTAACTTTTTATGAAAAACCTAAGTAAAATTCATTAGAAGCTGAGTAGAATATACCCCCACTTATAGCAGTAGGTGGTGTATTTAGTTTACCTAATACTACTGTTCCTTCACTATTTACTTGGAATTTATTTGGATCTCCATTTCCATTATTTAATTTTACTAAAAATATACCATCTACTGAGGCTGAACCACTTATATCAGCTGAACCCGTATAAGGGAATACATCTCCAAAGTCAGCAAATACTGTAACTGCATTATTACCAGCATCTGTAACTGTAAAAGCTGAGCCTGAAAAGTTAATAGAGGTTACAGCAGTAACAATACTAACATTATTATCTAGGATTTCAATAGCACCTGCTGATGGGGCTGGGATTGAGAATCCAAATTGGTCATTAGTTGAGGGGGTACCGTTAGCAGCTAGTGTAGTTACATCATATACTTCATATCCAGATTGGAAAGGAGCAATGCCTGTAATTTGTAAATATTTGTAAGTATTTGGGTTAGTTAAAGATACAAACTTAACTATTGAATTAAGAGTAATTCCATTTAATACACTACCTAAATTTACAGCAGGGGAAAAACTAGTATCATCAATAGATAACTTTGAAGTTAAAAGTGAATTCCAAGCTGTATCAAATCTAAAATATCCAGCACCCGGGTCTGTTATAGTTGTGTTTGAATCATATCTCCAAACAGCTAAATTTCCTTCAGAACCAGAAGGACCAGATGAACCTGAAGGGCCAGCTGAACCTGAGGGGCCAATTGTTCCGGAAATATTAATTAAAGCTACACCACTATTATTAGTAATATTAGTAATACCTGATCCTGTAAAGTCTAAAACAGTAACAACACCTAAATCTTGGCTAGCTGAATAAATAGAAATAGCACCTCCGGTTGATGTGGAAGTGGTAGATATTACATTTTGATCTAAAAATCTTATATTATCAGCCATGGGTTACCTTATATATGTAATAAATATTAAAAATAAATTTATCCTCCAGTAGTATTAGAAAGATTATCTAGTACTTCAGGGGTTTCTAGATCAGTTCTAATATCAACAGGTAATGGGTTAGTAAAACGTGGATCTGGTTCATTTTCAAAGGTTTGTGGGTCTTGTTGAACGCTAGTTCCTAGATTATTAACTATTATGTTAGGATCAAATAATGCATCATTAGAAGTTGTTTCTATACCAAAAATAAGTTTAGATTTATTTCTAAATTTCTTAAGTGAAGCAACATTATTTTGTAGTGTATTAGGTATAATATACCCATATAATTTAATGTCAAATGTACTTCTTACTACTCTAACATTATCTTGGGGTACTTCAGTTACAATATTAAACGAGTTAATAGCAGCTTTAAACTGATAACGTTGTGGGTTACCCCAATAAGAATCTGAGGCATAGTTAATAGCTTCTACTATACCGTTTAATTGTTCTACATAATAGGTATAAACTATACAAGAATAAGTTAATGTAACATAATCAGGTATAGTTACAGCATAAAACTGTTGTTCAGGTTTTCTGTTATTTAAAACACCAAAGTTAGAGTAAAAATTTTTAGTATCATACTTTTTTTTCATTACCCCATATAAATTAGGGTAATTAGCATCTAATTTATTTCCTAAACTTCTATTTTTTTCAATAGAGTTTCTTTTAAACATAATAAGTGGGGCCATAATAGCACCATTCTTATCTTTATAATATCCATCCTTTTGAGTAGATTTCCACCTTTCAGGTGAACCATAAATAACAGGTACCTCAATTCTATTCCCATTTTGTATTACAAAAGGACGAATTACATTCTGAAAATAATACATTACAGCCTCATCAAGATCTTGAATACCAACTGAGAATGGTTTTACTGTATCTCCTTCAAAGCTATTTTGTAAAGAACGATTAGGCCCCGCAAAATTAGGATTAGCCTTGTTAGGATCTCCTAATAAAGCATTATTGGCCCCTGACAACTCATTACTAAGTTGTGGTTGTGTCTTAGGTACTGGTTTACGTTGTTGGGCCATGCTTACATTCTTTCAAGTGTTATACCTACTCTATCAGCAGGTACATAAGCTGTTTGACAAATAATAGAAACATTATAGCCAAATTCATCTAAACCTGGGTTCCATAGAGGGACAGGTAAAGGATAAGTGGCTCCAGCGGGGTTTGCAGGTTGGGGTGAATTTGGGTAATCAGGGTCTTTACCTACAAAGTATTGAGCTGCATTAGTACCTGTAACTTCATAATATGCAGTTTCATATAAAATTATATCACCTACTTGAGGTACTAAATTAGCTCCATAAATTGTATCAGCATTAAAGTCTTGTAGTTTATTTAAAAGATCATCACGTAAAAACTTAAATGTAGGTTTCCAATCAAAGGTTACACCTAATTCATCTACAGGCTGACTTTGGTCTGGAAGGTCAATTAAAGTGTAAAGAAGAATAGGGCCATCATAGTATTTTTCTTCAGCTGCCTCTCCATACATGTTAAAGTTTGTTTG